ATGCGACTCGTACTCGCGCTGCAGGATGCCCATGGTGGACGCGGTGTTGAACGTCCAGTTGAGCGGCTTGTACCGCGCGGGCGAGAACTGCATGTTGCGCCACATGATCTTGCGCAGCGCCGGCACGTAGAACTTCTCGATGAAGTTCATCAACGTGCGCTTGTGACGCTTGACGATGCCGGACAGCATCATCGACACGGCGCCGGGGCGCGCGTCTCCGCCGGCGCGCTGCGCCAGCGAGATCACGTCCAGGGAGCCGGTCGCGCGCTGAATCATCTGATCCAGCTGCTGGGAGTGCTGGAACGTGCTTTGGTCCAGCTGCCCGAAGTGCAGCGGGTTGAGAATGTTCTTCGGGTCGCCGTTGGTGAGGATCGACTTGCCGGGCTTCACAGTCAGCTGGAAGCCGCGCGGCAGCTTCGACGCATCCATCGCCATCATCGGCGCCGAAATGAACGCTAGCGCGTCCAGGCGGGCGCGCAACTCGGCGTCGAGCACGCGCTGGGGCACTTGGCCTTTCTCGCACACGCCGCGGCCCCAAAAACGGCCCGGGACGATGTCCCACGGGAACGCTACGACGGGGCGGTCTTCCATCACGTACGGCGTGGCGATCGCTTTCAGGCACACGTGGTCGTTTGCGATGACCACGACGGCCTCGGTCATGTCGCCGTCGACCGGCTCGATGGACTTTTCTCCAGAAACGGCCTGCGCGCTCTCTTTTTCGTCCGGAAACAGGTCGACCGTCTCATTATCGGCTGCGTCGAAGGCCGCGTCGATCTCTGAGCCGGCGTCGGGGAACAGTTCGACGGTTTCGCCCTCCGGAAAGAGCAGATGCGTCGGAACCAGGCCGTAGTAGCGCACGATCGCGACCTTGTCGTACACGTATTCGTTCTCCAGCTGTCGGTCGGCACCCAAATCGGTGTCGCCGGCGGCGGTTCCGAGTTCGACCTTGCGGTACGTGCCGTCCTTCTGGCCGGCGCGGACGATATGTGCTCCGACGTACTCCTCGATCGCGACGCCGAGCGCCGTGTCGACGCTGCGCGCGATCGGGTCGATCAGGAAGTTGCGCGGATTCACGCTTTGCATCGTGCCGATCGTCACGTCGTTGACCCGGACGACGAGTTCGGGCGGTACGCCCCCCATTTCCTGCATCGCGGCGTTGGTTTCGACCACGATGTCGCGGATTTTGAACTTCGTCATCGTGATTTCGCCGATGCCGGAGCCGTACACGGCACCGTTGATGAGCGCTTCGCCCATCGCCGAGCGAAATTCGAGGCGATCCAGGTCTTCCTTCAGGCGCGCCTTGTTGTCGTCCGTGATTTTCTTCATCTCGGCCGAGTCGTCGTGCTCGCCGCGCATGTCGAACAGGTCGCCGCGGCCCCACAGCGCTTCCTCGACTTCGGAGACGACGTTTTCGACGGCTTCGCCGAGCGCCGGCGTGACCATCGTGGCCTTCTCGGACTTCCGGTTCTTGTCTTCCGGCGTCCACAGCCCGCGCCACAGTCGCTCGTACTGGTCCCAGGTGAGTTCGTAGTTCGAGCGCCGGTGGTCGCGCCACTGTTTCACGCGATTCATGACCCAGCCGGTCAGTTCGTGCATCTCGTCCTTCGGCTTGTCGCTCGCCGTGGCGTCGACCTGCGCGTTGCGCGGATCGTCGACGACGCGCGCGTTGCCGGCGGGCAGGTTCGGGAGAATCTTTGCTTCAGCCATGGCTACACTCCTAATTCCGAATCCGTTGGGGTCCAATAATCCGCGTCGGCGACGTGCGCGTAGCGGGAAAACACGCGCGAGGCCGCGAGTTGCGGCACGTAAGCGAGGCAGTCGAGCGCGTCATCGTGCACCAACGACGACGGAAAGTTCAGAAACTGGTCCTTGACTTCGCGCATGTGCGCGCCGGGGCGCCAAAGGATCTTCTTGTGCTCCATGCGGCCCTGCAGCGCCCAGCCGATGCGCTCGTTTTTCGTCTTGTTCTCGTGCGACAGCGGCTCGATCGACAGCGGGACGTTGCGCTTGGCCGCCTCGTGCTGCAGCGCAGGGGCGACGGCCTGGAACAGAGCACCCTTTTCGATGCCGAGGTTCATCGTCTTGCAGCTTTCGACCGCGTCGATGATGCGCTTGGCCGTCTCCTGCACGCCCCAGCGCCCGAGATACAGGTCGCGCACCCACCAGCGCTCGTCTTCGAGGATCTTCACCACGGCGATCGCGGTGTAGTCCAGCCGTTTCTGGCGGTATCCGCGCGCGGTCTGCACGTCGGCGAAGCCAGCAAGGTCGACGACCACGTACCAGTCACCGGGGACGACCTTTTTCTCCCCCTTGGCGTCCTGCTCGAACGGCTCCTCGTCGGCGTACTGGAACCAATCTTCCTTGAAGGACTCGCTGCCGCCGGATTCGAAGCTCGCCAGGTACTCCTGACGGAACACGCCCGACGACATCGTCTTCTTCGACATCTCGACTTCGTTCGGGTCGAGGAACGGGTTCGCGACCGACGGGAAGTGGAAGTATTCCCAGTCCGGATCGTCCTTGTGCCGCTGGATCAGATCCCAAAAATGGTTGCGGCCCTTGGGCGTCCCGATGAACCCGGCTGTGCCCTTGACGTCGGCGAGCGACGGACGAATAATGCTTTCCCAAGTTTCTGGCTTCATGTCCGCGTACTCGTCGAGTTCCGCGTGCCAGAGGCCGACACCGCGGAGAGTGTCGGGGCGGTCCGAGCCCTTGATGCCGATCATCACCCCGTTCCGCAGGTGGATGTGGCCCTCGTTCACGTGGGCGTTCTCGATGTACGGCCCGCCCACGCCCCCGAGTTTGTCGAGTATCAACTGCCAGTATAGCAACTTCGCCTGAGTGGCGATCGGTGCCACGATGAAGACCGGCTTGCGCAGGATGTTCCGCGGGTCGAACGCGCGCGTCATGGCGCGCGTCGCGGCCAAGTAGGTCTTCCCGAACCGGCGGCCCGCCGTGACGATGATGAATCGCTTCGGACTGTTGAAGACCTGGAGCTGTGCCGGGTGCAGCCGGAACTGTAGCGGGCCGTTGTCGCTCATTTCGAGATGACTACCTTCTCGTTCGGCTTCTTTTCGTGCGCGACCGGGCGCGACGGGTTGAGGTCGAGATCGTGAACCGAGAAGGGCGCCGCGGGGTAGCGGATCGCGAGCATCACGTTCTCGATCAGCCCGCCGGTGCCGTACAGCGGCGACGTGAGGCGCTGGGCCATCTGCCGCAACGCTTGCGCCCGCTTGATCGGGTTGATGTGCCGCGCGCAGTACGTGCGGTACTCCGCTTGGTGCGCGACCAGTTCCTCGCGGTAACGAAACTCGACGTCGGTCAGGTACTGCTTCCACCACGCGTCCGAGTCCGCGCCCTGCCGCTCCAGGTGCGCCCGTTCATGGGCATCCAGTTCGCGTGACAGTTTTTTCAGCCCGCGCCCGTAAACCTTGCCGCCGTAGGCGAAGATCACGCCGTCGTTCGCCGCCTCGGGCAGCACCTGCACGATCGCGTCGTAGATCGGCGGCAGGCCGTCGACCACTTCGAGCATGTCGCGCTTCACGACACCGCCTCGAAGTTGTCCGCGAAATACTGCGCGGCAACGAGCCACTTGTCCGCGTGATTTTTCGGATTGCGGGCGATCATGTCTCCAACTTTCGGCGAACCGGCGCGTTGATCTTCCGCGCTGACCGACACGTCCGTCATGTCTGTGCCCGGCACCCACTGTGCTAGTTCTGCGATCTGCTTGCGGCGGTACTGGTAGAATCCGCTCATACCGCGCTCGCCATCAGTCGGCGCGACAGCTTGGTCGTCCCGACCTTGTCGGCCCGACGCTCGCCGCGCCAGTGCGACGCGCCCGCCGGCTGGCGGCGCTTCGGCGTGTCGACCCGGAAGCCCTTGCCGGTGCGCAGCATGGTCTGCGACAGGATCGTGATCCACGCCGTGCGGAACGTGCGCTCCGGAAATCCGAAAACTGTGTTCATTTCGCTCCTTCGGTTAGGTTTTACTGCCACAGCCCGAGCCGGTGCCGGGGATACCCCGCGCAGTGCAGGTGCTCGTGCCGTACTACGAAACCTGGTGCATCCTCGGGGAGCCAGATGTGGCACTCCCGGGTGGTGAGATTCCACTCGGCGCACGCGAGCGCGGTGGAGAACTTGCCGACGTACCGGCTGCAGCGCTTTTGGATTTCCTCGGCCGGTACGCGATGCTCGATCACGCGCAT